AAAAGGAAGTCAATACAGACAATCAGAAGAAAGAATTACATCTATACAAAAAGAAAGGCAATTAATTGCCCCTAAAATACAAAATTTAATTGCGGGTACGCAATTATCTCAACAAAAAAAGGCTGAAAGCGCACAACAGATAATCAATATGATTACTGCCAATCAATTATTAGGACAAAAAGTACTTACACAACAACAAGAAAATGAATTTATGAAGAAAATTCAAGCAATGGGTATAGTAGGTCAAACCGCCGCATCAATATTGCGTATATTTAAAGGAAAATAATTAATAACCATAAAAACCCTAAAAATGAAAAGACGTTCAAGTCGTAAAAGAAAAGGCGGATACAGAAAAGTAGCCCGTAGTTATTACATTCAACGTGGTGGAACCCGTTTATAAACAATTAAAAACAAAAAACAAACATGAAAAACTTATTCAACAGTATTAAGTTAACAAAGCCACAAAAAAACAGCTTTGATTTATCCCATGATGTTAAGTTATCAACACAAATGGGCCAATTGACACCAATTCTTACATTAGAATGTGTACCAGGCGACAAGTTTAATCTTGGCTGCGAAAGTTTAATCAGATTTGCACCACTTATTGCACCAGTTATGCACAGAATGGATGTAAGTATGCATTATTTCTTTGTACCAAATCGTATATTATGGTCAAATTGGGAAAAGTTTATCACTGATGCAAATAGTGGAGTAGTTGCTCCATATATTCCTATTGAAGCTAGTGAAACATGGTGGCCTCAGTATGCTAGAAAATTTGCAGATTATTTAGGAGTACCACCAATTCAAAGTGGAGGTACAGAACAACAAGTAAATGCTTTACCATTTGCCGCTTATCAATGTATTTATAACGAATATTATAGAGATCAAAATTTACAATCACCAATTAATTATAAATTAATAGATGGTAATAATATTCAAGTAACTACTGATGTAGAACGATTTGCTAAAATGCGTAATCGTGCATGGGAACATGATTATTTTACATCTTCATTACCATTTGCTCAAAAAGGTGCAGCAGTAGATATTCCTATTGGATTAGTAGAAGGTGATTTACCAGTTTATTTAAATAGTTCTTCTGGAACTACTTTAAATGGCTCTCCTGCTTCAGTAAATGTAGGAGCTCAGGGAGGACGTACAGATGTTCCAGCAGATAGTTTATATGCTGACACATCAAATGCTGAGATTGAACCAACAACAATTAACGACCTTCGTCGTGCATTTAGACTACAAGAATGGCTAGAAAAGAACGCTCGTGGCGGTACCCGTTATATTGAGTCAATATTAAGCCATTTTGGCGTTAGAAGTTCAGATGCTAGATTACAAAGACCAGAATATATTACTGGAGTAAAAACTCCAGTTGTAGTTAGTGAAGTATTAAATACTACTGGTCAAACAGACGGATTACCACAAGGTAATATGGCTGGACATGCATTATCTATTAGTAGTGGAAAAAGTGGTTCATATTTTTGTGAAGAACACGGTTATATTATCGGCATAATGAGTGTAATGCCTAAAACCGCGTACCAACAAGGAATTCCAAAGACATTCCTCAAAAATGATACACTTGACTATTATTTCCCTTCATTTGCTAATATTGGTGAACAACCAGTTACTAAGAACGAATTGTATGCTTATACAAGTTCAGCTAATGATACATTTGGATATGTACCTAGATATGCAGAATATAAATATATGCCTTCACGTGTAGCCGGTGAGTTTAGAACAACATTAGATTATTGGCATTTAGGTCGCATATTTGCAACCGAGCCAAATTTAAACTCAACATTTATCGAATGTAAACCGGAGGACACAACACGTATATTTGCAGTAGAAGACGGCACAGACCCATTATATTGTCATGTATATAACAAAATTCAGGCACTTAGACCAATGCCTAAATATGGAACACCAAGTTTCTAGTGTCTACACAATGTTTAAACCCTTTCCAGTTAAAAGAGGAAAATGGAGGTCATTATGTACCTTGTTCTAAGTGTTTAAATTGTAAAAGACGTAGAGCCAGTACTTGGTCAGTACGATTAGTTAAGGAAGGAGAGCGGAGTATATCCGCTCACTTCTTAACTTTAACCTACGACACAGAACATGTACCTATAACCAATAAGGGTTATATGACGTTAAAAAAGACAGATATTCAAAAGTTCTTTAAAAGATTAAGAAAATGTCATGGAAAAAAACACAGATCTATAAAGTATTACGCCGTTGGAGAATATGGAGGTCAGACATTAAGACCACATTACCATATAGTTATATTCAACGCTGACATTAATTATTTCGAACGTGCCTGGGCATTAGATAACAAAAAAATTGGCGAAATACATGTAGGAACTATAACCGATGCATCAATCGGTTATACTTTAAAATACATATCTAAAGCAGCCAAAATACCAATGCACCAGAACGATGATAGAAGCAAAGAATTTGCATTAATGAGCAAAGGACTTGGCTCAAATTATATAACCGAAAATACATTAAAATGGCACAAAGCAAACGCAGAAGAACGCGTATACATACCTTTGTTAGATGGAAAAAAAGCCCCAATGGCGAGATATTACAAGCTGAGGATATACGACGAATTCGAGAAGGAACGAATTTCTTATTACTTCCAGAAGAAAGCATCCGAAGCAAAAGATTTATTAGTAGAGGAACATGGCAACAATCTACAATTTTTTAACGAGCAAAAAATTTACGATAGTATTCGTAAATTGAACAAAAAAGAACATTTAAAAATTTAAAAAATGATTAAAACTTATTTAAATCGGGAAGAGCATACTCGCCGTTACGAAGTAAATAACGAACCTAGTGAAACTATACCAGACCAAAGCATGTCTATTCGCACATTGCTTGACCGTTATTCAAGGGGTCTACCAATTTCAGGTGAAAGAACCCCTATATGGCAACAAGGTGACGATTATAATGACATGCCAGACCCAAGAACTCTTGACCTTGCAGAAAGGCAAGAATTTGCTGAATTATATCAGCAAGAATTAAAAAGTTTACAAAAAACTTTGAAATCTGAAAAAAAACATTCAGATTTACAAAAATTATCAGACATTAGCTCTGAGGAACAAAACGGCGTTTTGAGTGAGTTGGATTAATCCAACTCGCGCAAAGCGCAAGACAAGCGAAGCGCGTCAGCAAAGCACTAATACTACTTGATATATTAGTGCTAGTTGACACCAAGTCAACGAAAAAAAGTATTTAAGGAGTATAAACCCCCCACCCTAAGAAAAGCAAAGGCGGTGGAAGCTAAAGGGGAGCCAAGGGAAGTAACGAAGTGGATGACCCAAGGCGACCAAAAAGCGAAAACCGACTTGCTTTCAGGGGTTTAGAAAAAAACGACTCAAAGTCTAAATGAAATGCAGACACAAATACAAAAAAACAAAAAACACGCAGCAACGCTGGAACGAACGCAATCGACGCGTAAACCAAGAAACATTACTACATTCAAACAAAGAGGCCTATTTGGCCGACTTTACAAAGCCCTTATAACATGCCCTTACCAGCAATCTTAGCTTTAGCAGGAAAAGCAATAGGCACTGCCTTTGCAGCTAAAAACATAGGAACAACAATAGCAGCAGCTAACGCTGGTGCTCAGTTATTAACTAATAGAGCACAAAAAAAGAGTAATTTAGAAATGTATAATACTCAAAGACAAGATGCTTTAGCAGATTGGAATAGACAAAACCAGTATAATAGTCCAGAAGCCCAAATGGCAAGATTTAAAGAAGCTGGATTAAATCCACATCTTATATATGGACAAATGACTACTGCACAACCTATTAAGACACCTGAAGTACAAACACCAAAATATGTAGCACCACAAGCAGATCCACAAGATTTTAACGTATTAGGCAGACAATATTCATTAGATACTCAACGTTTACAAAATGAAAATCTTGAAAAGACTAGTAAATTAATAGAAGCCCAAACATTAAAAGCTAATAGTGAAACAGATTGGAAAAATGTATATACTGATTTTTTCAAATCAACAGATCCTTATAGACGTGAAGCTATGAACGTTAGTAATTTATTAAAAGGAAGTCAATACAGACAATCAGAAGAAAGAATTACATCTATACAAAAAGAAAGGCAATTAATTGCCCCTAAAATACAAAATTTAATTGCGGGTACGCAATTATCTCAACAAAAAAAGGCTGAA